AAGAGGAGTGAAAGAAATGGACAGGGATGAGCTTAAACAAATTATTCAAAACCTTCCAGATAACTCACCTAAACTTTTAGAGTATTTGAAAGAGGCAAGGGAGAAGGGATGGGCTGACGTTGTTGACATGATTGCAATAAAGCTGGGGCTGAAGGAAGAGAAGAAAAAAGGAAAGAGAGAGGAGAGCGAGTTACTTAGGAAGATTCTGAAACCCTTGGGCAAAAAGAAGATAGAACACACGTGGGATTACTCGGTGGATTTCACCGAAGCCAGGAAAGTACTTACATCTGCCTACAAACAGCTGTATGATATGAATCTCATGCCCTACGAGGCGTACGTCGCTATCCTCCTCATACAACTAACAAACGGATCTAGAATCAAAGAAGCGATAAGGGCGTTTAAGACGTTCGTAGAGTCAGGGCAAAGAGAGTTCCAGTTACAGGCTGAGAAGCACGGTAACACAAGGTTTTTCATCATCCATGACGTCATCAGGAACAGGCTAGCGTATAAATCGATACTGACAATCTCGGACGACAAACTAGAAGCGAGGATAAGGATGTTCGCACTGAAGTACCTGAAATGTAACACACATTCGTTACGTTACGCACTGATCTCCTTCCTTGCAAAAAATGCCACAGACCCTGCAATCATCGCGAAGATAACAGGTCACAAAAAATTGAACAGGATAATACAGTACACACAGACAAAGGACGCCATCGATATTTTGCGTAAGCTTTCTTCCTAGCTATCCTGACTAATTTTTTAAGCAAATAATTCATATTATATAATAGGTGAAAAGATGGTGGAACTAAAGTTACGATGGAGAATTAAGACAACGAAGAAAAATGGTAAAGTATATCCTATATATTATATTTCAGTGCCAGGAAGGTCGGCTATTTTTCTGTTGGATTATGAGCCATACCTAGACCCGGTAAACAAGGTAATCGTTTTTAAACCTAAACAAAACACCCAACAGAACAGTACCCAAAATCAACCCCAAAGTCAATAATTCTTTTCTTTTTTTCCTTCTCTCTTTTTAACAGCTGTTTTAAGATGCTCGGCTCGTAGTTCCCGTCTAACTTGTTGTGCAGAAATTTTAAATACCACTCCTTCCAATAATTAAGTACAATGAACCCAGACGAAGTGATGGTCAAAAAAATAATAGACATTTTAGAAAAAGATTTAAATCAGTTACAACAAACCCTGCAACAAATATCAAAGAAAAATTTAGACAGAAACACGCTAGATGAAGCATATTTTTTGTCTCAAGAAATCCAAATGTATCTGTACAAGTTATTCACTTTCGCAACCTAAAAGTCAACCCGTTTTTTATTCACTTCTCCTCTCAAACAGCTGTTTTAGAGTTTCATTGGATGCCAAGCCCGTTAGCTTCAGCCTAACAAGTTGAGTAGAAAATTTAAATACCAGTCTTAACATAATAGTAATGAGGAGGAATAAAAATGATAGAGGTAGAAGTTAAGAAAAAAGAAGATATAGTACAATTTGTAATTAATTCAAACGAAGAATTTATAAGAAGTGGTATAGTGGAAATTCCTAAAAAAGAATTTGACGAATGTATCAAGATTAAAGAAGAAGAACTAGGTTATGAATCCTCTTCTGCAGAAAGAGAAGCAATTTTCAATTATATCTTTTACAAAAAGTGTACCCTAACATAGACGCAAGCCAACCCGTTTTTTTTTTTTAATCCTTTCTTCTCTCAAGCAGTCGTTAAGACCTCCTTTCTTCCACACCATTCTCCCAACTCTTTTCCTCTAACCTTTTATGCAGAAAACTTAAATATCTGAGTTAGTACACACATATAGTGAACAAATATGTCCTCTCCACAACCACAAGTTAAGTCAAATCCTAAGTCAGATCAAACTACTAATTCTACTCTAACGTGGGAGGAGGTCTTACGGGCTACAAGAATAGATAAACAGCATATAGATTTTGCAATAGCACATATCGATACTGCACCAGTTATGCCGTATGAATTCATTTACAGCAAATATATCCCTTCGGATTTCAAAGTCTTCCATCCCGCTAGTGTTGCGGTTAGCGGGGCAGGAGGAGTGATAGGGTCTATTTTAGCTTTAAGACATGCCAGAGCAGTTAAGTACTTTGTAACAACCCAGGAAGTACTGAATTCCAACGACAAATCGCCATTGTTTCTAGCGAAGTATGCTTTAGAATTATTAGAGAAAAAATACAGAGATGTAGAAATAATTACAATAGACCTTGGTGAGTTCGAGAAAATAAAAATGCTGTTAAGTTATGGCGGGATATATATATCAGGGTTGCCTAATGAGATTATCGTTGAGATTGCCCAATTAGCGGGTTTTGGAAGATTATGGCATTTCTCGCCTATTCATCGAAAGTTCTACGTGTTCTAAATTTCGAGGTGACAACAGTGAGCGAACAACAGTTTGAGAGCGAACAACAGTTTGAGCCAGAAATAAAAAAATTTAGGTGGTTGATTTCACAAGGTTATATAACTTCTACGGAGTTAGCATTTTATTCTAACTTTTACAATATCGAGTTAACCACTATAGTCAGCTTCCAGGGACATGATGTATTAACTCCACTATTTATAGTAGCGAGACCAAGCAGATTTTATCAGATAAAGAGAGAATTAGCAGAAGCGGAAATAGCAGACCCGATTTCAAGAAAGTTCCCTGTTGTTTCCTTACTAAGTCTAGAAAAGTTTATCAATTCCCTAGTAAACATGAAAATACCCTACTTCTTCTTCTCATTATTTCTAGATAAATCTTATAATCTCCCACAAGAAGTTAACAGATTCTTATCAATTTTGATAGAGCTGGCAAACAGTTCAGGGAAGTACATCATAAAACCTTACAACATAAAAACAGAACCCCTACCGCTGAGCATAGAACCAGTGAAAGACGAGTTATATAAAGTAATTTGCCATTTCAGGAAGATGCTAGGGAATACAGTTGAGTGTAATGATGACGGGTGGTGGAAGTACAATCTTTGGGGCAACAGAAATACTGCCAGTGTTGACAGAAAAATGATAGAGAAAATAGCACTACAATATAACATCTCGCCGATTTGCGTACAGTACGTTTTGGCATATAACAAAAACCCTTGCCACCTTTCATCGGATATCGTAAGTAAAATAAAATCCCATCTCTCTTCTTCTTAATTTTTTCTCTCCTTACGAAATGTTCGTATTCTGTTTTCTCTCCTTTTTCTTTATCTTTTTTGCATCTATCACTTCTATTACCCCTTCTTCTTCCAGATATTCTAGCACAACGTCACTATCATCTATCATTATGGCTTTATTCTGATCGTATTTTTCCATTAGCTCCTTTACGATAATTCTCTTAAATTCATGGTCTTTCCTGAAGTCCTTTTCGCCCCTCAGCACGACCTCGTTCGGCTCTATCCCTATCTCTGACAGTTGTTTGAGAGTTGCTTCGCGTTGTTTTTCCGAACGACCGCTGACTACTGCTATCACTTCTGGCTTTTCCTCCTCAATCAGCCGTTTGACAAACCTGATAACTTCCCACTTAGGTTCGTCCAGGTTCATGAACCTCGGTGATTGATAACATTCCCAAAACGCACGGTCGGGTTTCCAGGATAATGTTTTCTTGTCTCCTCTGGATATCTTCTCGCATTCGTTCCACCTGGCAGAAGTATCGAAAAGCGTGCCGTCCATATCCAAGACCAGCATCATTTTCCTCCACTCCCTTGTGGTTCCTTAAAACCTAATATTGTTATTTTCCCGTTCTCTTCTTTGAACTCTAACTCCTTTCCCTTCCCCTCGACACTGTACACGAAGTAAAACGTTTTGAGACCTTTTTGGTCTCTTTCCCATGCTAATTTGCTACACTTCCCATCAAACCTAGTATTAAAGTAGTCTATCGCCTCCTGGTCGTTCTCTTCTTTTGCTATTTTTTCTAACGTTGCAGGGTCAAAAGGTTGATAGAATAAGTAGACCTTCTTATTGCCTTTTCCATCATCAAAAAAGAAGTATATTCCGTATTTGAACAGGTTAAGGTTTGATTGTACCATTATTTCACGGTGTTTCATGATATATTCGTTATCTGCAACGGCAGAAACATAAAGTGTATCGTGTCCGTCGCCTATGCCTATACATAGCAGGTTTGTATGTACGAACTTGTCGTTTTTGATCCTGTCTATTCTGACATAGAAAGAGACGTATGCTACGCCTATGGTCGGTGTATCTTGGGGCATAAAACCTTCGACACGCACTATGAAGTATTTGTCTATGTCGACTTTCGAGTTTACCATGTTAGATTCTTCGCATGATAGCTTTAAAAAGTCGAATCACCTCTCAAACATCTGTTTAAGAGCAAATTCCTTCTGGCTGGTTTTTAAACCTTTTCTGTGGAAAGTTAAAGACATGAAACCGGAGTGTAAAGTTCTGTTAAAAGCGTTTGAGATTCTTTCTACAGTCCAAAGCAAATACGATAATGATTTTCCTGAGATGTTATCGTACATATACCTTGTGGTGAAAGGGTACTGGAGAGTAAACGATAACGGAGAGACCGTGGAAGTGAAAAAACCACCGTTTTCGAGCATAGCCCTCCTTAACGCCATGAAGGAGATCACAAAAAGAGTCAGGAACGGTACCACAATTGAAGAAATCGTAAATGAAAAGGAACTCTGCGGTGATGTTGAGGAGATATGACAGTAGCAAATTCAACTGTAATAAATGCGTTACCTCCATTTTTTTACACTCAAGTCTTCCTTATTGACGTTGCAGGTGGGTTCGTTGTACTGACAATAATTGAGTTATTTCTGCTAAGAAACAGCAGTTTGACACACTTACGGCTCGCTCTGCCGTTCCTAACGTTTTCGATAGGCTTTACTCTTATTTCCCTATACCTTTCCCCTTACATAACGTATAACCCGGTATATACTACGCCGTACAACGTAACGTATAGAATTACGCCTTACAGTACCGACGGTGTCGTACTCCTATACATCAGTATCGCAGTCCTTGCCATGGCTATAGCATACTTTGTTTATGCGTTTGCTGTTGACGTATTACACATTTCCTTTGGCGGTAGTAGTGATAATGACGGTTATTTCATACCTTAGGGGTGATACCAGTGTTACTGTTTAAGAAGAAGAAAAATACATCACCGGTCGTCTATAAGGATTATGACGCATTATTACTTTTGCCTCCAGCATTAGTCAAACTTGATAAAAAAACGCAGATAAGAGAAAACAACGGTGTACATGTGGCTATAATGTATTCTGAAACTAGCGGTATTTCCGTGATGATGGACTTACCCACGGATTTCTTGAAATTATACTATAAGATGACCACACAGATAAACCAAGGAAACCCCAGTGACAGGATAGTCTATTTTGCAATGGTTTACATTTCTCCGCAACTGTATGCAGAAAAAAGAGCGAAAATACTGAAAATGGGTGCGAACGCTAAAAGGAAGTTTTTCGTCTACCCAAGGTGGATCTGGCTCATCTTAGAACGTTATAACGACACACTGAATTATTTCGTCATAAACAAATTTGAAGACGACGACCCTGGAAACTTCTCTAAGGAATTTGACACATTCGGTGCCGTTGGGCTTACCTACAATAATTACTTCATTTTCGCCAGCGTTGCAAGGAAGGACTACATAGATTCAATAAATAAACGGAGATCCCTCGGTCTCTGGTGGTAATAATGTCCCTCTCGCATTTACAATCGCTCGTAGGGAAAAACGTGATATTATTCAACTACCTACGTAATGTATTCAAGAATAAGATATACAAAATAGCTGAAAATGAAAACGAATATATCCTCCATGTCGATATGGGAATACCCAGCAGGTTACAGCACAGGATTACTTACCCTGGGATTTACTTTGTCACAGACGTCATGATACAAGGTACTAACTATGCGATTTATCTGAAAAAACAGGTCGACCTAAAGAAGTTTGCATTGGTAAGCTCCATAGCAACGTCTGAGTATTACATTTCATCATACCGTAAAATACAATACAAGACTGATAAAGGGTTCGTGTTCGACTCCTTAGAATTCGATATAGGTGGGTTTCACCACCTTGTGTTTAACTACAACAAATGTATTATAGCGAAAGTGAAAAAGTCAGGTCAGAGACGCATCGCCGTATGTCTAGGTGATAGTGTAGTTATAGATGATATAAACAATGTTACATGCAATGATGAGTGGTTTAGTGTAGAGTGAGGTGGTAGACAATGGCATATACTAAAAAACAAAACGAAGTCCCTACTCCTGAACAGTTCCAATTCATTGTCTATAAAGAGGTGTGTATGGGGGACAAAAGCCTTGTACATCCTACCATAGCCATAGAGAGGTTAAACACTATAATGCTTACCTATTACAGCGACGAGATAGAGGAACTGTGGAGGGAATTAGTTCTCAAAAGATATGAGAACGCCACGTCTGAGGACGAACTAAGGCAGATTCTGCAAATTGGCTGTGACCTCATGTTTATCGTAATGAACGCGTCTGGCGAAGATGTCAAGTCGTTAGTAACGAAAATACTGAACAACACAAGGAAAAAACATCTGTTTTATGTCAACGAGGAAGGACTAGTTGCTGAAAGTTCGTATCTCATAGACGTGCTGACAAGGTTTGTGAACCCCAACGGGTTCGATGTGTTGACTGTTTTAAGCATACTAAAGGACGTGCAAATTAGGACGGCTACTATGATTAGCAGTATTAAGGGGACGTCACTGTATCAGTCGCTTATAAGTGAACTAGGCATTGATGAAAATACTATTGAGAAAAAATGCACGGCGAAGTACTATAGGGAATGCGTAACTGAGAAGAAAACGCAGTTGCTGAAAGCGTTACAGTTTATCAGGATGAACATAAATATTCCGCGTTAGAACTAACCTAAAAAAGAATTTATAAAAAATGGGGGTTAAGGGGACGGAAAGCCTCGCCCTTCCAAGGCGGGGAGGAGGTCAGTATGTATTTACATTTACATTTAGTTTTTTGAGCAGTTCATCCATGAGGCGTTTATCCTTTTTTAAAATGTCTGCGATATCATCAATATAGTCCTCGACAATCTCTTCTAGGATATCGTCAATGTGTTCTCTGACAATCTCTTCTAAATCGTTACGGTCGAACTCGACATCATCAACATCAACATCAACATAACCTTTGTAGTCGTCGCATATGATTCCTTCGTATGTATCATTATAACAAATGTCCTCTAAGTCTTTGTATCTTATAAACACCGGGACTTTCACTTAAGTCGCCCCAACATTAATAGTATTAATAAAACCAGTATATAAACCTCAAACAGCTGTTTTTTAAAGCGGAATACGGATTTCACTCCTTAACTTCCATTTAAAACTACGGTAAATATCGTGGTGTTTTGTGCATATATAACTAGAGTATTATCGCATATGTACGATTTTACTTCTCCGCCATTATGAATCACTGTTATGCTTCCGTTTATCGGGTAGTATAATGTCTGTTCTATCAGTGCTGTCCCGTTTACCGTGATTTTTCCTTTTTGCACTGTTATATGCCCGTTATACAGTATCTGCCAACCGTATTCCGATATCCCATACGACGAGTTGTATATTACAGTAAAATTAGGATTTATCACGGGGTATACCGTACCTGCAGGGGCGAACCCGCTTATAGCTAATACGGCAGTTTGAGTGCCGTAAAGGTAGAACGTAATTATATAGGCAGATTGTTGTGAAATAGCAATAGTAGGGTCTGGTGCTGTAACGTTTACTATGGCACGGTCGTGAGGTTTTAGGATTATGACGGTCGGGTACCAACGGTGACTGTTAATTACCGGCACCAATACATATGTTTTATTGGTAGGGTTTTGTATGCATACCGTTAACACGTTGTACTTATTTATTTCCCCTACATCGTAAAAACCCACTACCTTTGCGTGCAAAAGCGGGTGATAGAAAAAGATAGAGAACGTGAAGAGGGATGGTATTATGACTCCTAACGTTAGTACGGTTTCAAGCTTTTGCATCTTCTACCACCATCCACTTGACGTATTGCAACGCAAAATAAAACGTAAAATACGCTAAATCTCTATAAGAGAATATCCATATTAACGCCGGAAGACCCCAAGCTAATTCTTTCTTATTATTATATAATAGGATTAATGTGAAAAGAGACACTTCAAGTACGGTATACACGAACGAGGGGATAGGCAAGCCGAAGGCTGTAAGGAGCGAAAACGAAACGCCCTGCTGTGCAACAGGTTGTGTAATAGTTATAACGGACGCAAGGTACTGCTTTGAAATGAAGGGTATTGATGAAAGCAGTAGTGGTAACGCGAATTCTGCTATCTTCCTAAGTTTCTGTCTTTCAAATTTAATTAGAAGAATAGCTATCAGTATCGCAAACTGCTTTACGTCTGCAGAGATTCCCAGTAACAAGTATCTGAACCTCTCGTTTAGTAGGGCAAGAAACGCCAGGGAGTAAGCGACGAGGTTCAACTCCTGTCCTGTCGCAAAATCATACGAAAGTGCGGGAAATAGGAAAAAAGACCCAATGAAAACGTTTTCGCGTCTTTTGATGAAGGAATATGTAAAAGCTAAAACAGCTGATATTACGTCTACTGTTTCGAGGTTGTGAAAAACTGCGACACTGATAAATGATAACGGTGGGTAAATATAGACTGACGGCATAAATGAGCTTGACGTAGTGCCAGTCACAACGTTGTACGGGACGTGGTATATGGAAAACGCTTTAGCCATGGAGTAAAGGTACGGGTTTTTTCCTTCTAGGAATAGCTGTGACGCGTATAATATTATTGCTTCTTCATCCGTCAGGATAGGTAACCCCGTCACTATATTCGCTACAGCTGTAACGGTTGCGATAACAAAAGCAGAAACAACGAGTATCCTTTGCCTCACGAATATAGAGAGCATACCTAAGGCGACGACGAGGAACGCGGGAGGTAGTAAATACGGTTTTCCGTCACCTAAGAACGCTGTCCCTATACTGGTTAGACCTAGTCCTGCAAAAAACCACGATAAATTTTCTTTCAGTTCCATAACAGGCACCAGCTACAGCCTGTCTGTACTTATTGGAGTAATACCCAACGTTTGTGCTATTTCTAGTGGTGACAACATCTCTACTCTCATTTTCGACGTAGTTACTCCTCCGACTTCCATTATACTCCTTTCGAACGCTAACAACAGTAAGACTACTAGCTTGTGTGCCTGGTTAAGCTTAGCCATTATTTCATCGTAGTTCGCGTCGCTCGCTATCAAACTCTGAAGCTCCGAAAACTTTTCGGTCAATTCATCGGTTGCAAGGCTTGTAAATCTGTCGGTTAAAATCGATAATAAGATTTGGAAGGTCTCATCTACGTTATATGGGGTACCGTAAAACTGTAGAGATCCACTCTTGAGGTCTTTTGTTAGAATTAGGACGTAATTGTTTAGGATTTCCTGGATAGTCGTTATTTGGACTGCTTCCTTCTGTGTTACTTGCCTAGTCGGTATGATAGCTTTTTCCCTAATTGCTTGTCTGACTAAGTTTGGGTCTACTTTTACAATGTTCCTCTTCCCTAATGGCGATAACTGAGGTTGCTGTTGGGTTTGTTGTAATTGTGTGAATAGTGGCGTTGGTGGTGGAGGGGACGCAGTGCCTCCTACTTCATAGACGGGTTCCTGTTGCTGTTGTTGTTGCTGTTTTTTATTATTTGGATTATTTAGACTCATGTTATTTTCTTGTCCCAGAAGGTTTTTAAAGCGATTCCAAGACTCAAACAGATGTTTGAGGAAAATTTATAAGTTTCTGACGCCAGATGTTCTTATGCAATTGCAAGAACAACAAGGACAAAACACCGAAAATCTGTCTCCTTCTACCGACGTCTCCACTATTGCACAACGCTTGAAAGACGAGTTAGATAAATACGTTGTCGGAAATGAAGACGTCAAAACAGCTGTTATAACAGGGCTATTGACTGGGTTTCCTACTTTGCTCATCGGAGACCCAGGTACTGCGAAAACGTATACTATTGAGATTTTATCGAAGATGATTGACGGCATTAAACCAGAAGAGCTTTTCATAGTGTTAGCTCATGAGGCAATGACACCAGAGGACATTTTTGGAAATGTAAACCTGAAAAAACTGAGAGAAGAAGGAGTACTGGAATATATTACCGAAGGCTTCCTACCTTCTGCTAAGTTAGTTTTCATAGACGAGATATTCAAGAGCAACAAAGTCCTTGCCGAATCGCTGTTCAGAGCGATCAACGAAAAGAAGTTCAAGAACGGGAGTAAAGAGGTCTCTTTACCTTGGTTGGCGTTCTTTTCCGCGTCAAACGAAGTGAGGGTAAACACACAAGCGGACAGAGCATTTCTAGACAGGTTCAAGATATTCGCTACAGTTCTTTCGCCTAACCTTGAAGATATACAAGACCTCAAGTCGATCGCAGAAAGGTATTATAAAGTCCTCACAGCGACTAAGCCTACTTCCATCCCGATTGTAACGAGTTACGACGAAGTCAAAAAAATACAGGACAAAATCCTTTCAGATTACACTAAATATGTGACAGAGGATATTACACTCGAAGCGATAAAGCAGGCTAACCTTATCTTGGGTGAGATAGGACGTGCTTTGCAAAACCCGAGGACGTTTGGAGATTCCGGAATTGTAAGGATGTACTTCAAATCCATGGGTGGATATCTGACGATCAGCGAGAGAAAGTTCAAAAGCATAATGCAAGTGGCTAACGCACTACGTGAAATGTTCGGCAACTCAACAATTACACCAGTGCATACCGCGTTAGCGTTCTACCTTACAATCCCGTTCACTCCAGAGTTAAAGAACATAATTACTCCTATAATCTCGACAATGATCAAAACATATTTCGGTGCTGAAGAAGGATCGAACAGGACTTCTATTGATATTAAGGGCTTGTTAGACAACTTTTTTGAAATTACAAATGATATTTTTGTAGACAAAAATCTGAATAAGATAATAGACGAAACGACCGCTTATGCTGTAAATGTTATTACTAACTCATTCCCTGGATCGTCATCCGATTTAGCAAAAGACAAAGCAGACCTTATTTCGAAATTTTCCGATGTAACAACTAGTAAAGACACAGTGGATAAATTGAATAAATTCATAAAAGCTGTAGGTGCCTTAAGCGATATTGAAACTAAGTACGCTAATAATATTAGAGTAAGGACTTTAGCACGTAAACTCCTTCAAAGTATTATGTCTAGTGTCTCTACCAAGATAGATGTAAATCGTTTAAAGACCGATGCATTAGATCAGCTTCAGAAGGCTTATGCCAGGATAAAAGCAGAAATTGAAAGCAAATTTAACGAACTAACGAAACAAGGAGGTAATGATGAGAACAAAAAACTTATCGAAGGGATACGAAAATTCTTCCCGCAATTTTCTAACGTATTACCACAAGAAGCAGTGTTACAAGACCAAAAACAGCAGATAATGGTGAACCTTGCCATTGCTTTTAATGAGGCGGAGAAAAAAATAGTAGATTTCATGGACACATTAGAAAAGACTATAAAGATGCTTTCCCAGATGAAGTGAGAGTATGCAAAACTTCTTTAATAATAATGAAGACGACGAGGAGAAACAACTAATACAACTAACAGACACTGTCTTTAAAACAGTATCCAAATTACTTAGGATTGGAGCTGACATTAGTGACAGTGTATGGAATACTGTACATAAACTTGTTAAGATAGCATCAGAACAAAATAAACTTCTATTACAATTCCCAGCAATCCTCGCTTATTTCGTTTATAATTTTCTAAAAAACATCGACCTAGATAGAATTGACGACATAAACGAAAAACTGGACGATATCCAACGTCTGATAAAGCGTAAGAACCTTCAGGGTTTATCATTCAACACCATCAAACAGATGTTACAACAGGAGTTGCAGGAGAGAAAATTCAGACGTAACAGACCTAACAAAACAGAAAAACAACAAGAAGGACAGAAGCAAGGCGAAAAAGAAGGAGAAAAACAGGAAGAGGGAGAAGAAGGGCAAGAAAGTGGAGAAGAAGGACAAAACATGAATCAAGAGGGTGAAGGAGAAGGACAGGAATCAGAAGGTGAAGGAGAGGGAGAAGAAGAATTAGGAGAAGAAGGAGAGGGAGGGGAAAGTGAAAATGAAGGGAGCCAGGAACAACAGAGACAGGAATTAGAAAAAGAAAGTCAGGAGAGTAACGGGCAAGAAAACGGTGAGGAACAAGAAGGTGAAGAAAGCAATGAAGGGGAACAACAAGGTGGAGAAGGAGAATCACAGGAAGGTGTAGAAGAAGGAGAAGCTGAGGGGAGCCAGAGCGGAGAAGAGGGAGAGGAGGCAGAATCACAGGGTGAAGAAGGACAAAGCGAGGAAGAAGGAAACGAAGGAGAACAAGGTAATGCCCAGGAAGGACAAGAATTAGGAGAGGAAGAAGGGGAACAAAGCGAAAACGAAGGACAAAATGGCGAGGAGCAGGGAGGTCAGAACAGTGGAGAAGGACAAGAGGGTAATGAGGAAGAAAGTGAAGGAAGCCCGAGCGGGGAACAGGAATCAGAAGGAGAATCGCAAGAAGGCGAACAAGGAGGTGGTGAAGAGGGTGAAGGTGGAGAGGAAGGTGGAGAGCAGGAAGGTGGTGAAGGAGAAGGAAGCGAAAGTGAAAGTACCCAAGGTCAAAATGGTGAACAAGGTGGAGAGGGTTCAGAAGGTGGAGAAGGGCAAGAAGTTGAAGATATTTTCGAAGACCTCGAAGACAACATTAACGAGGAATCAATGATCTTAGATCAGTTGGAAGAAAGCCTGCAAAAATCACTGACAGCATTATCAGTTGGGAAAGGCTCGGGAGGAGGAATACTAAACGAAGTCAATCCTAGAATTTTAGAACTGTTAGAGAATGCTAACAGGATTCTGGCTCTGGCTAACCAGGTCGATTTAGAGTACGCTAACAGAGGCGTTAAGGATCAAGGAGGTGTAATGAAGGGGATAACGACTGGAAATAATATTAAACACATGTTTAAGAGTCAACTGCTCCTACCAGATGAGATTTTCCTAGAACGCTACACGAACAGAGCTTTACTACAAAGGGCAGTGGAAAACGAGGGAGTCGGAGACTTCTATTTCCTTATAGACAAAAGCGGATCGATGAGAAGTACAATGCCGAACGGGTATACGGCATTTGAAAACGTTTCTGCCGTAGCCTTAGCTTCTGCTATGGAAGCTGAAAAGAATAATAAGAAGGTATTTGTACAGTACTTCGATACTTCATCAACTGAGCCTTTGGACGTTAACAACGTTTTCGAGATAGCTCAGACCGAACCTGGAGGAGGAACTGACATGATGGACGCACTAAAACACTTCATGGATTATTATAATAACTATCCAGGGTTAAAGGACGTTAGACAGATCTTCATAATGTCTGACTTTGAGACGAATTATGATAGATTTACTCTTGAGGAGTTTAAGAACTTTGCAAGAAATAATAACCTAGTAGTGACATGTCTGCATGTATATGGTGATGATAAAGTGCCTGATGAAATGCAATACATAATAGACGAAATCTGTGACGAATATTACAAATTTAATAACTATGACGCCAGCGAA